TGGAGTTTTGTCTCCGTATATGTTAGTTCAGCTTGCGTCTCGCATTCGCAGAGACAGATGAAACTGAATTTGTCCTTACCGAGTTTATCGATGTCCTCGTTGAGTTCTTTGGAAGAGCCTGTATAGTTTCTCCACGGCATTTCTTTGAATTGCTTTCGGTTACGTTTGTACCCCTTGAGTGGTGGTAGTGTTGTAACCGAGAAGTATTTCTTCTTGCCAATGTATACTCGTTTAGTCTCGTTGTTGATGATTAGGTAGACGAACCCTTGGTACTTGGATGGGTCCATCTCCCTCTCAAATTCCCAGTGTCCGTTATTCATCTAGCCAACTCTTGTAGTCGAACTCGTCGTCGAGCCACCTACGCATATAGATCAGATTGCAGTTGTTGTGCAGTTTAGTCTGCCAATCATTTTTGAATTCTGCTTGGTACATTTCCATGATAGTAGTCATCATTTCTTTTCGTGACTTATCACTTAGAGCCTTACCAGCTTTGACAGGACCAACACGAGTAATACCTTTGATGTTGTCGATGGTATCACCAGTTAACAACTGACAAGCAAATCGGAAGTCACCCTCTTCTTGGGTGATGAACTTCCATTTCTCATCTTCTTCTAGTGGTTTCTTTTCAGTACCACCATAGTTGAAGTGTGTGCCGGGAATTTGCAATAGGTCTTTGTCGATACCTGCGATGACCCACTCAATGCCTGTCTCGGTAGCTTCCCACGCCCATGCTCGTACTTGGTCGTCAGCTTCCCAACCATCTGATTGGATCGCACCATGTTCTACGGCGAACGCATGGATCATATTGAGTCTTCGCTTGGTCTCTTCGTCTAGTTCTTTTCGTTGTGATTTGTATTCAGGATCGATCTGCTGACGGAAGTTACCGAAGCCTTTGACGGCTACAAATAGTTCATCGGCGAATGTGTGAGTCCTGATGTACGAGAGCCGATCTAGGTATCTTTCCCGCATCGTGCTATCTTTAACATCGTCGCCATAGGTAGCCCTAAACAGGATCGAATCTCCGTCTACAAATACATACCTTGTATCTGAGGTCATATGTCCTTTCTCTTATTGCGGATCGTTGTATTGGTAGTCGATGACTAACCAACTACGATGTAGTTGTTTCTGGTTGTTTACAAATGTGAGGTATAGTATACCGTCAATGATGTCATGATCTAGTAGTTTGTCTTCATCGAATTCTACTTGATTTCCGTCTGCCATTATCATTGTGAAATAGACATACTTGTTCCACTTATTTCTTGTGGTTGTAAACATCGGGTTGTCAAACTCTGTCATTATCATCGTTCCTTTTGAAAACAGATTTTCTGGTAGCCATTTTTGACACTTGGAACACTTATAACTAGTGCACTGCGGCGTAGGTTCGGCCAACTTTGTAGTCTCCTCCATCCATGATCTCTACTCCGAATAGCTTTGGACCTTCTTTGAATCCTTGTTGTAGGATCGCACCAGCCTTTTCAGCTTGGTCGTTCCTGACTGCGAATGCTGCTTCATCGTGGTAGAAGATCAATGGGTAGTAGTCAAAGCCTTCTTCTTTCATTTTCATATCAGCCCACCACATGGCGGCTGCACATGTCGCTTTTTCTAGGTCTTGTAGCAAAGCATTGAAGCACTTACGTGCTTCTTCTACGAAGAGGATGTTACCAGTAACACCAAAGATATAGCCACCGTTCTTGTGCCATTCTTTCTCTAGTCGTTCCAGAGTCTCTGCATACTCTGGCAGACCTTCCATGAAGTTGTCGATCATTCGTTGGGCTTCAGCTTCTGAAATCTTGAACTCTCTGGCTAGTCCCCAAGCAGTAGAACCAAACAGGATACGATAGATGAAGACCTTGGCCATCTTACGGGTGCAACCTACCATGTCTGCATTTGCTTGGTGCATATCGCCACCGTTGACAATCAGGTCGATCCATTTTTCATTCTGCAAGATGTGAGCAGCGCCTCTAAGCTGGTTACCTGCTGAGTCGGCCCCAATAACTGAATACTCCGGTTCAACGGTAAGAAGCGATCTGATTTCTGTTCCGTATGGTGCACCTCCAGCAGATACTTCTCCGGCGGCAGGCATGTTGACAATAGTCTCGTGCCGCACACGGAATGTTGGAGTACCGATACACCACATGTTGCCATGTATGCGACCGTCTCCTCTCTTAGCGACGAAGTCGTTCCATCCTTCGATGAATGATCGTCTGTGTCGGAGCATGTAGTATTCTGATACTCCTTTACCAATGTCTCCAAGAGCCTCAAGATTCTCGCCCTCGAGTTTTGGGCTAGAGTTTTTCCAGCCGCCGTCTTTTCCTCTGGTACGATTCCATTCATTCGGCTTCCATCCTTCTTTCTCCATGAGGTAGGTCTTAACATCATCCATGTTACCCATGTTGATCTTGACTTCCTCGAATCGCTGGAAGTGTTCACCGGGTTGGATTGGTGGGTGCGGTAGGAGTGCATCCTCTGCCTTTACAGTGACACCTAGGTACTCCGATAGCAACCTAGTGGTCGTAGCCGTATACAGACCTTTCTTGGTGTACTTGGCAGTCTTAGGAGCCTTGTCGATGTAGACACGTTTGGTACCTAGCTTGGGTTCGATGTATCGCTCTACCTTCTCCATTTTCTTTGTGAGTTCTTTTAGAGTGCGGTCGGCTAGTTCTTGATCGTATACCCAGCCCTTTTGCATCTTCATGTTCGCACGGGCTACATACATTTCGATCATGATTCGATCTTTGTACATCGGGTTCCGTTGGATCAGTGCGGATGCTTCCGAGAATAGTTTTTCGTAGACCTTTACGTTTAGTCGTACGTCTTGTTTACAGTAACGTAGCATTTCTTTACTGTATTGTGACCAATCACTATATTCGATCTTGTGGTTCTCAAGGTGTTCACCCCAACCTTTTAGACCGTGGTTGTGTGTTCTCTTGTAGCAGTTGAGTAGTGATAGAATCCATGTGTCTGTTACTTTTTGGTCGTCTCTTAGTTCCCATCCGAATACTTTTTGCATCGCTAGGATATCATATCCGAATAGGTTGTGGCCGATGTGATGCTCTGTGTTGTATAGGAAGTCGCAGGCATCGTCCATTCCGGGTAGAGACGTATCATGATCTGAGAATGCGAACTCTGTCTGCGTATCTAGGTCGTATGCGACCATTGTCCATACGGTGGTTAACTCGTTGAGTAGACCATCTCCTTCGATATCCCAGACTACGTTCTTATGCTTAGTCATCTTTTTCCTTTCTTAGAAGTAGCTTCAATAACGTCAATGGTTGTAGTGTTCCTAGTATGATTACGAACACGATGATTAGGGAGATGACGTTATTAAGTTCTAATGGGTTTGTTTCTACTGGCAATCTTTCTGTTGCAACTCTCTCTTATGGGAGCATGCGGGGCAGATGTTGCCTTCTTGGGGAGTTTCGCTTAACTTCAACCGACTGAAGTCTTCCCCGCAATCTTGACACTTATAGTGTTCTTGTTGAAATGTTGTTCTTAGCATGAGTAGGGGCGTTTGCCCTCTCCGAATTAGCGGAGTTCAGGAGGCTTTACTCCTACGAGAGGCCGCTTGGGTGTCTCGTACTCCTAGTGACGCTCGCGGCGATCAACCCGCGTTACCCTGTAATCATTCAGGTGTCTCAGTTGCGCTTGTGTATTATAAATTGTACATAAGGGGTTCTTACGTACTATTTATTATACATAGAGGCGTTGGCGTCCAATGCTTTATGTAATGTCTACGATTTCACACGAACCTGATGAACAGGCGAATGTCTGTGATGATGCTGTATGATCTTCATACTCAAAGCTACTGAGCATGGCCCAGTCGATGTCTTTCGGCATCTTAGCTTTTAGTTGTTCATAATCTTTTTCAGTGATCTCTTGATAGGGAGCCTGTTGATACACATGATCGTCGTGTGGTAGGAAGGAGATTCCGCTGATTTCATCGAAATTCTTGTAGACGAATGCGCCTACTTCCATCCATTCGTGATCTCTTACATTGATCGTTACTGATGGTTTGTGTTCACACCATCCCCTTTGGAACTTTAGCCAGAACTCTAGCTGTTCAATTGCAGTCATGTCGTTTCGTGTGACTGCACTGTCAGGTGCCTTCATAGGGAATGAGAACACTGTAGTGTTTTCAGGTTTCATTACGTCCGGTTCATTGGGGATTCCAACGGACTTCATGAATTCTGTTAGTGGGTCTTTATTATCACCACGAACAGTTCTGATGTAGTGCTTGGCATAACGTGGATGGATTCCGCTAGCTGAGTCTGTAAGCTGGGATACGGTTCCTGACGGCTTCACACATGTGATAGCTGTTGATGGTGGGATTCCTAGCTTTTTTGCCCACATGGCGTTAGCCATTACGGCAGCTTGTCGGAGTTCCTCTAGATCATCTTCTCCACATCCTCTAAGGAACTTACAGTCCATGATGCCAGTGATTGATACACCTAGTAGTCGTTCCTCTTCCGTGTTCTTCTTCCAGATGTCTCGTAGATACGGGAAGTGAGTATATGAAGATTGGATAGTTCCTAGGATTGTTGCATCGATTACTTTTTGTTTTAGTGTTTCGAATGTATCATCTTCACGGGCGATTACTTCTGTTAGGTTGCAGAATTGGTATGGTCGTAGGATGATTTCTGAGCAAGGGTTAGTTCCGAAGTCGTGGTTGTGGTCACGACGACCATATTTCTTAGCTTGCTTTTGTGATGCTACTCGGTTGAAGATTCCACGTTCACCAGACTTACTTTCTACTAGGGCTAGCCATTCACGCATGAAGGATTCCATGTCAGGCTTTTCTGTGAATGCGATGCTGTTGTTGGCCAGTGCACGTTGTTTCTCTTCTAGATACCATCCGCCCATCTTGGCATTACGCATTCGTTGGTCAGATAGGTTGCTAAGTGAGATCATGGCTGATCGACGTACACCACCTACAACTACGATCTCTCCGATCTTACACATAATGTCATGGCATTCTAGAGAGTTCAACTTGCGGCCTGCCGCTTTCTGGAAGATTTCGATAGTGTAATTGAACAGGTCTACTAGCGGACCGGGACCAGAGGCACGACCACCAAATGTCTTTAGCCTTGCTCCTGCTGGTCGTACTTGTGATACGTCCCACTTCGGGATTTCTCCTAGGAATAGGTGTGATAGAAGTT